ATATCTACGTTATGAATGTAGACCCTGTGCTAAGAAACAGGGTAAGTTAGTTGCAAAGATTAAAAAGTCTGCACCAACTATACCTGAAGATCATAAATGTCCTATATGCTTGCGTACAGCAGATGAATTAGTAACTTATGGTAAGAACAAAAAATCTGTATGGGTCGCTGATCACGATCATGAAACTGAAGAATTTCGTGGTTGGTTGTGCCACAAGTGCAATTTAGGATTAGGCAACTTAGGCGATGATGCAGACAGATGTAAAAGAGCAATGGAGTATTTAAATGGCAAATGATATAATGATAGACTTGGAAACATTAGATACAAGTCCAAATTGTGTAATACTTACAATTGGTGCAGTAAGATTCGATCCAAAGGGAACAGGTATCGTAGAACGATTAGAACTAAGACCTACGATTGAAGATCAAACAGAAATACATAATAGGATTATCAATGAAGATACCTTACGATGGTGGTCTACACAGAGCCCTGATGCACTTGAAGAAGCACTGGGAGATAGGGGACGCACATCATTTAGAGAGTGCATGGAGGTCCTTTATAAGTTTTGTTGGAACCGTCGTGCTGTTTGGAGCAATGGTGCTAGCTTTGACGTAGTAGCCTGTGAGAGCGGATTTAGACAAACACTAACTGATTATCCTAATCCTATCCCATGGCCATACTATACAGTTCGTGACACTAGAACTATTTACGATATTACAGGTGTTAGTCTTAAGGATAAAAAATATGGTAGTAAGACTACACACAAAGCGGTAGAAGATGCTGAACATCAGGCTATCGTAGTACAGGACGCCTACAAGAAATTAATCAAGGTAGGATTAGTGACATGAAGATTTACGGAGAAATGCTACCAGGCGTAAGATTTATAGAACACAAAAAACACGTTGATCACAGAGGTGATTTTTGTGAATTGTGGAAAATCAGTGAAGATGAGCCTATGCGAGGCACATTTAGGCAGTTGAATCTAGCTACATCTAGAAAAGGTGTGCTTCGTGGTATGCATCGTCAAGATCAAACAAAGTTTGTAACCGCGGTAATTGGAACCGTATTTGATGTTGCGTTAAACGTTGACACTAAGCAGTGGGTAGCAGTTGAACTGGATGGTTCTAATGCTATACTCATTCCACCATATTATGCACACGGGTACCTAGTTTTGTCTGAAACTGCAAAAGTTCAATACATAGTAGATGCCCCTTATAATAAAGATCAAGAAGAAAACTTCAATTACACTGATTATGGTATTGATTGGCCCGGTGACATAGAAATTATACTAAGCGAAAAGGACAGTAAATGAAGATAGGATTTAATTGCAGTAGTTTTGATCTCTTTCATGCCGGTCATGTAACAATGCTTAAAATGGAAAAACAATTATGTGATTACTTGATTGTAGCACTACAGGTCGATCCTACAGTTGACAGACCCGGAGTAAAAAATAAACCAATTCAAAGTGTTTATGAACGGTATGTGCAATTACAAGCATGTAAATATGTGGACGAGATATTAGTGTACTCAACAGAATATGATTTGTTGCAATTGCTTATGACACAGACTATTCATATTCGTTTTCTAAGTGAAGAATACCTAAATCGTGATTTTACAGGTAAACAGTATTGCATTCAGAATGGTATTGAACTACACTATCATAAACGTCAACATGATTATAGTTCTAGTGAACTCAGGGCACGTACTGCTAGATTAGAAAAACTAAAAAATGAAGAAGTTGTGTCTAATGTTCCTCCTCAGCATGATCCTGAATTAGTTGTCAAATCACATGAAATTTAATAGCGATATTGATATAGATTTTGGTGATAGAGAAAAAATTTTATCACTGATAGACCATATTCCTTCTGCAATGTTAAAGGTACAACCAACACGAAAACATGCTACAGGTGTGCATGTCACTGAAATACCCTATGATCCCGTAAATGATATGGCTTCTATAGATTATACAGAAGCTGAACAACGGGGCTATTTAAAATTAGACTTTCTAAACGTACATGTATACAACCAAGTACGTGATGAGGAACATTTAATTGAGTTGATGCGTGAACCAAATTGGTCAAACCTAAGAAACAAAGATTTTGTAGAAAAGCTTATTCATCTTAACAATCAATATGCTACTTTGCGTAATATGCCTGAATCAATAGATAGTATTACTAGACTAGCTATGTTCTTGGCTATCATACGACCGGGCAAAAAGCATTTATTGGGGAAAACTTGGAAAGAAATATCAAAAACAGTGTGGGATAAAGATAGTACAGGATATACATTTAAAAAGTCACATGCGATTGCTTATGCCCAATTAGTTATAGTTCATATGAACCTGTTAGAAGAAGTTACGGTAATCGTTTAACTAGAGTTATACTACGTCTTTTAGACCTACGCTTATGAAGCTCATTCATGCTAGTAACTGGACCGTGTAGTATTGTGAGACTTTTATTAGCAAATGTTTTTAGATAGGGTCTAAAAGGAGCCCATTCCTCTTTTAAAAATAAATTTATAGGAATCAATCTGTTACTCTCCCACCACCATACGTCACCGAGTTCTAAAAATTTTGTTTTAGCATCTGATTCGATAATGGCCCCGTAGTCATAAATGGTAGTAACGTTATCATCCCTATTTTGAATTATCCCTACGTAGTCTTGATTAGCGTAGGAACATACTGTTATAAACGGATGATTGTCACTAAGTTTTCTGAAAAACTCATTTTGTATCATGTAATTAGCGTAAAATAATCATATATTTAATCGTGGTAATCCAAACTTAATAATTTAATATTTTCGGTACTAAATACGTTAAAGGATTACATTGTGTACTCAACCCCAGTTTTTATTTATACCCAAAGACAAATCGTTGTTTTGTTATTTGGTAACTCAGCGAGGAGATATATGCCAGTTTACGCCAAACCCTTGACACTCCATAAGGGTGTTGACAATCAGATACAATTTCAGTTTCTTAACCAAGAACAAAAGCCTGTAGATATTACGGGCAAAGAAATTACATGCAGAATCATAAGCTATGATGGGAGTGAAGTATTATTACGTAAGGCGCTGACCCCCACCTACGCACTAAATGGGCTAGCAGTATTAACGGTCAATGCAGCGGATATTGAAGATATAGATGCACAAGCGGCTCACTATTCATTAGAAATTCCAGTTGGGGAATTTGGATTTCCAGTTTTTGTAGATCAAAACGCAGGCGCACGTGGAGATATGAATATTGTAAACTCTGTATTACCTGCTTTTATCCCTTCAGCGCATATATCTATACCTACTGGACAACCTTTCCCTAACTTAGATCCAAATAACAGTATATCTAATGTCTTACCAAACGCAAATGTATACTATAGCAGCGTGATTAATACCGAAGATAATCCTATATTGACATTACAGACATCGTTTGAGGAGTATAATGGTTTTGTGGGAATTGAAGGTTCCACTGTAGTAAATGCGGATTGGTACCCAATTTACACATCTACTGAATATTCTAACAACAGCACCACACAAGGATATACAGTTTATGGATACCATCCGTATGTAAGGATGGTATTTACTAGTAACACTGGTGCTGTCACTAACATACTAGCAAGGTAATATACCGACTGCATTGCTTTAAGATACATACTATGATAAAATTGTAGTATGTTCGATATCCTATCTATTATTCCAGGTAGAAAAAAACTTACACAAAGTGGGTGGTACAGTTTCAATGCTACCTGCTGCCATAATCGCGGACATAACAGGGATAAGCGCGGTAGGGGCGGGGTCAAAAAAGACGATACTAATTGGACATATGCATGTTTCAATTGCGGATTTAAATGTGGGTTTACTTTAGGAAAAGCTTTAACTACAAACACTAAACTGCTATTGAAATGGTGTGGTATAGACGATACCCAAATAAGTAAATGGAATTTAGAAAGTTTACAGCACAAAGATTTGTTATCTTTGGTTCAAATAAAAAAACAAAAGAAAAAGATAAAGTTTAAAGAGCAAGAACTACCATTGGGAGAAATACTAGATATAAACAACCCTGAGCATAAAGTGTACGTTGATTATGTGCAAGCTAGGGGCATAAATGTTAGTGACTATCCCTTCATGATTACTCCTGGTGATAAGGGTAGACAAGGTAATAGGATCGTTATACCGTATACTTATCAAAATAAAATTGTAGGACATACTAGTAGATTCTTAGATAATAAGACACCAAAGTATATTAATGAACAACAACCGGGATATGTTTTTGGTGTTGATTTTCAAAGACCAGAATGGGAAATATGTATTTTGGTCGAAGGTATTTTTGATGCGTTGTGTATCAACGGGTGCGCCTTGACACATAACACTATTAATGATGATCAAGCAGAACTGTTATCTAGGCTAAACAAGAAAATTATTTTTGTTCCCGATCATGACAAAACAGGATTGTTAACCTGTGATCGAGCATTAGAATTAGGATATAGTGTTAGTATACCCGATTGGGATGATGATGTAAAAGATGTAAATGATGCGGTTGTAAAAT